GCTGCGGCGTCAAGAGAGCGCAAACCGTCAAGGCTCGCGGCGAGCGCCTTGTCGGCGGCGGTGAGCGAGATGGATTGTGTCGCGAACTGCTGCTCCATCCGGTCGAGCCGCGCGATCAGGTCGCCGGCCATTTGCGCGAGTGCGAGGAGTTGGTCGGTCGTCTTCACGTTAGTCTTTCGGGGAGCGAGGACGCGAACCGGAATTGCCCCCCTGCGTGGGGGTCGTCACAACCACACTCGCCACGACGTTCTTGGGCGCGATCACCGGCACGACGACGTTGATCGTAAGCGCGTTCGATTCGGCGTTGCCGGCCGAGTTGGTTGCGCGGGCCCGATAGGTGCCGGAGTCGGTGGTCGCCGCCGATGCGACGGTGTAGCTGGCATTAGTGGCGCCGGCGATCGCCACGCCGTTCTTCAGCCATTGCCAAGTAAGCGGAGGCGTACCCTCAGCCGTTGCCGAGAACGCCATCTGTTGTCCGACATTCACGGTCAGCGTGTCGCCAGTCTGGGCGAACGCGGTAGCAACTAGCAGGAGCGAGGCGAGGATGCGTTTCATTAGGTGAGATAAGGGTCCGGCGCGAGGATAACCGCAGGGTCGAGTCCCAGCTGCGCGCAGATCGCGAGCGCCGTTGGGTTGTTGTTCCAAAACCACGCGTAGTTCGTCCAGAGGAATTGCTCCTCCGCGCTCAGGCCGTCGATCACCGCCATCAGGTCGGGGATTTTACCGGCGTCGAGAACGCGGCTGGTGATCGTGTCCTTGCTCACGCGGTACGGCTGCGGGGGCGGCAGCGGCTTCACCACCCACGCGCAAGACTCCCAGACCGGCGGCTGCTCCGTCGCGGGATCGTAGGACGGCGGCGGCGTCTCAGTCCACCCCTTGCGCTCTAGGTTGGCGATGGTCTGCGGGTCAGTCTCGGTGCGGAGCTGGCAGTCGAGGACGAGATAGGTGGGCATAAGTTAAGAGCAGGCGAGCTTGAAAGAATAGCCGTAGGAGTGCTCGATGCGTTTTCTAATTGAGCTGGATGAAGTCGAAAGTGCAGTAAATGAGCCGATGTAGCCGTTTAACTGAGTCACATTTCCGAAATTAGCATACCGTTCCCCCAAACGCAGCGACCCAATGTTCGTGTTGCCCAGAGTTCCTGTAACTCGACTTACACCATCTCTCCAGATTTGGGAATTTGTCGTATCAAATAATGTCGATGTAATACTACCAGACTCGGTCATTGAAACGGTATCTATTATGGTTGGAGCGCCGCCTGAATAGGCTTCTACTTTTCCAGTAGCGCCCGTGGTCAAACCTAATCCAATAATCACGCGATCAGTGCTGACTGTACCGTCCATCAGATAATTCTGAAGACCATTTGCCCTCCATACAGCAACAACTGTGATGGGCTGGTTGACCGTGATCGACGCAACATCCAAATAATCTTCGTTCGGAACATTTGCGCCAGAAAACGTCACTACAGGGCTCCCATTGAGCCCATTGCTCGTGTAGCTTGGTTGCTGGGCGGCCGTAGCCTGCGATGCGTCCTTGTTGTTGTTCGTCCGATCTTCCCACGTCGAGACAGCGCTACCGTTAGCTTGGGAAAATCCAAAGCGAGCATCGAGCGCAATGGCGGCTCCGAAGTGGCCGGGGTTAAGATGTCGCTGCCGCGCTCTCATTAGGAAGAGGTGAATCCGATTTCAACGCCGAGCAGCCGGGCATCATGACCATAGGTGTCGCCTCCGTTGGCCGCGTCCCGATAGACTTGGAATAGGATCGGTTTGTTGGCCGCCGGAGTTCCGCCCATCGTCGCGAACGTCGTCGCAGAGGAGATCATCATATCGTTGATGGTGATCACCGTGTCCGCGACCGTGACTGCCGTGCCCATCGAGACGCCCAGCGCGTCGTCATTCGCGACGGCCACGCCTTGGAATCCCCAGACGACGTCGTCGGTTGCGTCAAGCGCTCCGCTCCCGGTCCAATAAAAGCGCGCGGTCAGCGTGCCGTTGTTGTAGTTGCTCGGCATCACGGCAAGCGCTTGCGCGTATTCAGCCGTGCCGGCGTCGAACAGCAGCTCGTCGTAATTGTTCGTCGTGAGCTCGCGCGAGTCGATGCCGGCGCCGGTCGTCGTGCGCGGTATCCATTGCGAGGCCGCGAGCCAGAGGTTGGTCGAGCCGCCGCCGCTCGCGCTAACCGTTGCCCACGTCGGCGCAGCGCCCGCGCCCTGGGTCTTGAGATAGTTACCAGATGTGCCGGCCGGCAGGCGCGCCCACGAGCTCGAGTCGCGGTAGAGGATGTCGCCGTAGGTGGCCGAGCCAACGAGGTCGAGCACCTGCGTAAACGTTGCGTCCTCGGGATCGCCCGTGCTGCCGGTGATGCGAGCCTTGATCGTGCTCGCGGCCATATTGGCGAGCTTGGCGTTGGTCACGGCATCATTGGCGATGGTGGCGGCAAATGACCCCGTGCCGCTACCCGTCACATCCCCAGTCAGGGTGATGGTCTGATCGCCGGTGTTCGTTCCGCTGGACGTACCGCTGAACGTACCCGACTGCGTAGCCAGCGTGCCCAGCCCAAGGGTGGTGCGTTGCGCGGAGGCATCCGCGTCGTCCAACAGGGCTTTGCCGGCCGTAGTGATGTCTCCACCCAGCTTGGAGGTGCTGACCGCTCCAGCCGCGATTGTGGTCGCGAATGACCCCGTGCCCGACCCCGTAACGTCGCTCGTGAGCGTAATCGTTTGGTCGCCCGTGTTGGTGCCGCTGCTGGTGCCTGAGAACGTGCCGGACTGGGTGGCAAGCGTGCCGAGGCCCAGGGTCGTGCGTTGCGCCGCAGCATCCGCATCATCGAGGAGCGCCTTGCCCGCGGTCGTGATGTCCCCGCCAAGCTTGGCCGTGCTGACGACGCCGTTCGCGATGGTCGTTGAGTTGCTGTTCTGGCTCGCGGTCACGTCGCCTGTGAGCGCTGCCCGCTCCAGCGCGAACTGCCCGCCCGTCGCCAAGTTGACCGTGATCGACGTCGAGTTCTGGATGACGCGCTCCGCTGATAGCGTTCCATTCGCGCTAGCGACCAGATACTCGGCGTCCGTAGGAGCGCCGCCGCCACCGCCAGTCTGCGCGACCCAAAGCGGATCCGCGCCTTGCCCCTGCGTCGCGAGCACGTAGCCCGAGACCGAAGGCGCGAGCCGCTGCCAGCTCGTGCTGCCGCGATAGAGGACGTCGCCGTAAGTCGTGGAGCCGACGAGGTCGAGGACTTGCGTCAGGCTGGCATCTTCGGGATCGCCGGTCGAAGCCGTGACCCGCGCTTTAATGGTGCTCGCCACCATATTCGCCAGCTTTGCGTTCGATACCGCGTCGTTGGCGATCGTGGTCGCGTTACTATTCTGCGAGGCCGTGACGTCGCCGGTCAGCGCGGCGCGCTCGAGCGAGACCTGGCCGCCGGTCGCGAAGTTGACCGTGACCGAGGTGCTGTTGCTGATGACCCGCTCGGCGCTCAGCGAACCGTTCGCGGAGGCAACGATGTATTCGGCATCCGTCGGCGCGCCGCTGCCGCCCGTGTTCTGGACCCAGCCTGGGTTCGCCGCGGCGCCATTCGTCTGAAGGATGTAGCCAGCGGTTGCCGCGGGAAGCCGCGCCCAGCTGGTGGCCGAGCGGTAGAGGATGTCGCCTTGCGCCGCGCCGCTGATGTCCAGCTGGTCGAGCGTCGGCCGCGCGTGGACGTGATCGACGCGGGCCGCGGTGATCGAGACGCCGGCCGTGGCCGAGGCACCAAGCGCAGCCGGAGCGGTCGAGTCGAAAAGCTGCCGATTCCGCCAGACGGTGGTCGAGGAATCGTAAGAGAGAAAATCGCGATTCGCGACCGTGGTCACGAGGACGTCGTGCAGTTCCTCGAGCTCGAAGCCGTTGAGGATGTCGACGTAGATGATGCCATCGGCAACGCCAGCCTTCTTGATCACGTAGCCGATACGCACCGAGTGATTCGGCTGCGTAGGCCGCACGTTGGTCAGCCCGCCGGGAGTCGTGGCCGAAAGCCAGAGCGTGTCGCCCTCGTTGAACGAGTTGGTGTTGATGCCGCGCAGCAGGCCGTTCGTGATGATGAAGCCAGACGAGTTGTTCCCGATGGTCTGCGAGACGAGGCCGATCGTTGTCGCCGAATTAGCATCATCGGTGCCCAGCGCCAGCACCACCTTGAGCCGCGTGCCAGAGGAGCCATCCTGCCGCACGACTTGGCCCTTGGTGAACGGCGATCCGCTCTGGTTGTAGACTTGCACGTGCGCGTCGACGCCGAGCAGCGCATTGACGCTCGAGTTGAGCCCGACCTCGATGGCGCCCTCGGTCGCATTCCAGACGGCCTTCGCCGTGGTCACGCTCGCGGTGCTCGACGTGTTTAGCGCGAAGTAGTCGACCTGAGTGATCGTGTTCGTCGCGCCGAAGACCGAGTCGACCGGGAAGTCTATTGGGTCGCTGCCGCCAGTCTGATGCGTCGAGGCGTGCGCGGTCGGCGTGCGCGAGTCGGAGAGCCGCGCGTCATTCGCCTGCACCGCCTTCAGCGCGGCGCTTTCCCCCGAGGTCGCGAACGTAACGACGCCCGAGGCGCTCGTGCTCGCCGGCTGCTTGATGTTCGCGAATGCTGCCGTGATCGACGCGACGTCGGTCAGGTTGTTCGCGCCCAGCATATCGCCGCCGCCGGGGATCGATTCCCAAAGCGTCGTCGTGCCATCCGTCTTTAGGAACTTGCCCGCGTTGCCCGCCTGCGAAGGCAGCGAGTCGCCGCCGCCACCGCCGCCACCGCCTGCACCACGCGCGGCGATCACCGCCCACTTCGCGCCAGCGGTGCCGACGTTCTTCCGTCCCGGCGTGTCGTTCGTGTCCTCGAGCGCGAGGTAGGTCGAGCCGTACCACGAGAAGAGATCGCCACGCTGCGCGACCATTCCCTCTTTCCATTGTCCGCGGTACGAATCGATCAGCGTCGGCGCAGCGGCCAATTCCTGCTTCGGCAGCGCGGCGTTGACCGCGTGCTGAATCTCGATGACGAGACCGCGCTCGAGCTTTGTAATGCGCTCTTTCGCGGCCTCCGTCAGCGTGCCCAGGATGCGCGACTCGATCTGCTCCGCGGTCAGCCCGATTTGCTTCTCGGCCTCGGTGAACTGCGCTTGAGCAAGAGAGACGATCTCAGCGCGGACGGCTTCGAGCTTCGTCTGCGAGTCGACGAGCGCGGCGCGGCAGCGGCCTTCGAGGTCTTCGTTGTATTTGGCATAGGCGTCCGAGACGAGCCCAGGCACCGCCTCGGTCAGCTTGGACTCTAGCTCCTTGCGGATCTCCGGCACCGTCTTGCCGATGCGCTCGAGCAGTTCGTCGAGCGTCTTGTCGTGCTCGACCAGCAGCTGCGCGAACTCCTCGGCCCGCTGGCCCAGCTGCTCGTTGCTCGTGATGATGGCGTCGAGAACACTATGCATTGTCAATGGGTGCGGAGGCTTTTGATCTTGGCGCGGCGGTCAGTCACGCTCGCGAAGAGCGCGGTCAGCTTGTCCTCGGCGTCGGCCTTCTCGGCGAGCATCTTGCGCGCGTCGGAGAGCGAGACGATCAAAGCGGGAGGAGGCGGCGCGACGACCGGCTTCATCGCGAATCCGAGCGGCTTGAGCGCCTGCTCGATCTGCGCCTCGCTCTTCGCGTTGTGGCCGAGCTTCTCGCGCACCGCGGCAAGCTTGGTCGCCTTGTCAGCCAGCCGCTCCAGCGGCCGCTTCGCGCGATTGCGCCCAGCCTCTAGCGCATCGGCGACGTTCGTCGGCCGATTCAGTTCCTCGCGTTTGAGCGCCTCGGATTTCGCACGCGCCCAGCTGGCGCCGGCGTCACCGCCCCAGAGCGCCCACGCGATTCGGCCGGCGGAAGGATAGCCGTCCTCGCCAGGCGAAAAGCCCGTGCCTTGCTTGTCCACTTCGTGCCGCGCGAAATAAGAGACCATCCGGCGCACGGTGTCGGGAGAGAGGTTGGACTTGTTCGAGATGTCGCGCGCGCGAGCGACGCCAACTGCGGTGCCGCCGCGGTTGAACTTCTCGCGCCACTCAAGCCCGCGCTTGGCCTCGGCAGCCATTGCATCGGTCGGCGTGAGATCGACGCTCGCGAAGCGCGCAAGCTCGGCCGGCGTCGGAGGTTGGTCCGGCGTTTCGTCCTCGGGCGCGGTGCCCTTGCCGGTCGTGGCGTTGACCGCATCGACCGAATCCTCGGTGACGTTCGTGCCCAGCGCCGCGGCCATCGAGGGATTCGCCGGCAGCTGCTGCGTGACCATACGGATCGCCGTCTCGGGAATCTCGTAGCGCTCCGAGAGCTCCTTGACGTAGCTCGCCTCGGCCGCGATCTGCTCGAGCCGCGTGAAGGCGTCGGTGCCCTGCTCGGCCGCAATCTCTTGAAGAGACTTCGCGCCTTGGCGGTTCTCGTTCATATTGGCCGCGGACTCGCGACCGACGTCGATGGTCAGCTTGGGCGGGAAGCGCCACTCGCCGCGGGTCGCGCGCTTAAGCGCCTGCACCGGAGTCTCGCCGGCGCGAGCCGGAGGCGCCGGGATCTCGCCGCGAGCGATGGCGTCGAGGATCACCGCGTTCTTGATCGGGTCGAGCACCTTGTCCACCAGCACGCCTTGATGCCGCGCGAACACGCGGTCGGCCGCGGCGAATTCCGCGCGAACGCTCGGGCCGGCATAATCCTGCGTGCCGAACAGGACGCCCTTCGGGATTCCGACGGCGATCGAGAGCTCGTGCATCAGATGCGCGATGAAGCCCGTAAACGCCGTGCTCGGCCGCGCCGGCATCGTCTCGACGCGATCAGCCTGGCCGAGGTACTTAATCATCCCGACCTCGGAAAGCTCGTTCTTCTGCTGCTGGCCGCTGGGAAGCGTCGCGCTCGGGGTCGGCGTGAAGAGGTTGCGCGCGTTGGCCGTGCCGCGGTCGGTGAAGACTAGCGCCGCCTGCTGCGATGCGAAGCGCACTCCAGCCTTCTCGGCCTGGAGGATCTCGTGCAGCATCCGCGCCGTCTGGATTGCCGCGTGAAAGTCGGTGACGCCGCGGTACTGGTCGACGCGGAACGGGTCGAAGTAGTGGCAGAAATTCCCGGCCGGCACATCCTCGGCGCCGAAGTAAACGCCCTCGCGGGTCACGCGATAGATGCGATACGCGACCGGCACGCCGAACTCGTTGGTGATGACGCCCTCAAAGTAGTTCTCCGAGTCGAGGCCCATCTCGTTTGGATTGCCGATGCGGGTCGCCGGCACCAGCTGGAGCTTGAGCCCGTCGCCCACGCGGCGGATGACGAAGCCGCAGTCGCCGTCGACCGGCCGATTCTCCGCGGCCAGCTGCACGAGCTTGCGGAAGGAGTTGCGGCCCGTGGCGTCGGCCTGCTTGCACCACGAGTGGAACCACTCGTTGACTGTGGCGTTGTAGTCGCGGTCTCCGGTCGTTGCCGAGTATTCGGTCGGGGTCAGGTAGTTGCCGAACTTGCGCGAGACCTCCTTTACCTCTGGGCAGTTCTCGACCAAGTTCCGCGCCTCCCACATCATCACCACCCGCTCGCGCACCGTCTGCGAGGACTCGCTCGGCTGGCCGTACTGGATCGGCGCGTAAAGCCGGTTGGTCTGCGCGGCGTTGTAGGAGAACAGCGCGGTCTCGACGCGAGCCTGGAGCCGGCGCAGCGCGGCCTGCGGCGCGATCGTCTCAAGCGCCCGCTCGAACCACGGCCGATTGCGGATGACTGCCGTCGCGTCGAAAGTCTGCATAATCAATTGCCGTTAAAGCTGACGAACGTCGTATCGGTCGTGTTGCCGTTCTGGTACTCGATCGCGTCGGCGATGTCGCCCAGCATCTTGTTAAGCGTGTTAAGATCGGCGCGCGTCACGCTCTTGCCGTTGAGCGAGTAGCTCGTGTTGAGCAGGCAGGCTTGGATCGCGTCGAGCACCTTGCTCTTGAGCGTGGTGAGCGTCGCGACGTCAATGTCTAGGAACGGATTGTCTGCCGCCATAAAAGAGCGGCCGCCGTCAAAAGGTTTTTTGACGCCCCGTAATGCTA